TCAAGAATACACTGCGAAAGTAAAAATTTCTTTCACCATAACCTCAGATGCATTTGAAACAAAAGATTTTGTAATACTTAATATCTAAAATGGCAAATAGTAGAATACCATATACAAGTAGGGATTTTGAGGCGGTGAGATCCGACCTCATTAATTATGTTAGACAATATTATCCCGATGTTATTGATAACTTCAATGATGCATCCATTTTCTCAGTATTATTGGATCTCAATGCGGGTATTGCGGATAACTTAAACTATCAAATTGACCGTAGTATACAAGAAACTGTACTACAATACGCTCAACAAAAATCTTCTGTTTTCAATATTGCAAGAACATATGGATTGAAGATTCCGGGTAATAGACCTTCAGTTGCGGTTGCGGATATTTCAATTACCGTTCCTGCTTTTGGTGATAAAGAAGACGAAAGATATTTGGGTGTTCTAAGGAGAGGAAGTCAGGTAATCGGTGGTGGTCAAACTTTTGAATTGATTTATGATTGTGATTTCTCTTCACAATATAATACACAAGGTTTTAATAACCGAACAAAAATACCTAACTTTGACGCAAACAATGTCCTTATTAACTATACAATCACCAAAAGAGAACCCGTCATCAATGGTATTACAAAAGTATTCAAAAAAGTCGTAACACCTGCCGATTCAAGACCATTTTTAAACATATTTTTACCTGAAAGAAATGTGTTGGGGGTTACTTCCGTAATTCAAAAAGATGGTACAAACTATGCAAATGTACCATCAAACGCGGAATTTATTTCATCGTCTGATAAATGGTATGAGGTATACGCATTGGCTGAAGATCGTGTATTTGTGGAAGATTCTACAAAGCCAAGTGACAAACCGGGTGTTAAGGTTGGAAAATATATTCAAACAAACAATAGATTTATCACTGAATTTACACCCGAAGGGTTTTTAAAAATGACTTTTGGAGGTGGTACTACTTCATCACAAGAACTTCTAAACAGTTTTTCCAATACAGGTGTCTTACCGAATATTCAAACCTTGAGTAACAATTTTTCTCTTGGTGCAACACTGAAACCAAACACAACTTTATTCATTCAATATCGTGTGGGTGGTGGTAAAGGAACAAACTTGGGAACAAATGTAATTACACAAGTCGGTACGGTTGATTTCTCAATCAACGGGCCATCAAGCATTATCAATAATCAAGTAAAAGGATCTTTGAGGGTTACCAACCCAGTCGCTGCGGTTGGAGGTGCCGACAAACCAACTTTGGAAGAGGCGAGAAACTTCGTAGCGTTCAACTTCGCAGCTCAAAAGAGAGCTGTGACAATCAACGACTATCAGTCTTTAATTCAAACGATGCCAGGACAATTTGGTGCACCGGCAAAAGTTAATATTACTGAAGAAGACAACAAAATCAAAATTCAAATGTTGTCTTATGATGCTGACGGAAAACTTACTCCGATAGTTTCAAATACCATCAAACAAAATGTTGCTAATTATCTTTCAAACTATAGAATGATAAATGACTACATTTATATTGAAAGTGGACAAGTAATTGACCTAAAGTTCCAAGTTCAAGTTGTATTGGATGCGGTTCAAAATCAGGGAGAAGTAATAACAAATATAGTTAACACCATTTCAACATATATGGACCCTATCAACCGAGTGATGGGTCAAGATGTCTTCATCGCTGAACTCAACAGTTTGATTCAAAATGTGGCTGGTGTTATTACCGTTACATCAATAGATGTGTTTAATATGTTGGGTGGTCAATACTCATCAGATCCGATCAGTCAACCTTATTCTGACGAAACCACAAAACAAATTCAATTGATAGATCAAACCATCTTTGCTCAACCAAATCAGATGTGTCAAGTGAGGTTCCCAAGTAAAGATATTTTGGTATCTACAAAAAATTTCTCGGGAGTCAATATCTCCTAATGATTTTTCTTGGTATATGATTATTTTATAAAATACGAAATTTCGTATTTATAAAAAAATGCCCGACTTATGTCAAAAAGTTTTAGAATAAGAACTGAAGTAGGAGTTGATCAACAAATCCAACTTGAACTCAACCAAGATTTTGATTATTTAGAAATACTTTCTTTAAAGTTAAGACAAAGTGATGTCTATGACCGAAATTGTTCAGATTATGGTGTCATTGCTGGTAGAGTAATAGTAAACAAAGGTTATGGGGTTCCAAATGCAAGAGTATCAGTTTTTATACCTCTATCTGATATTGATTCTTTAAATCCCTTAATATCAACACTATACCCATATAGAGATTTATCCACCAAAAATGAAGACGGATTTAGGTATAATCTGTTACCTTATGAACCGAGTTATCCTGGTCATGCGGCAACAGGTTCATTTCCATCGGCGAACGATGTTTTGACAAGATCGGAGGTTATTGAGGTTTACGATAACTACTATAAGTTCACGACTAAAACAAATGAAAGTGGTGACTTTATGATTGTTGGGGTTCCTGTAGGCGAAGTTGCTTTGAATGTGGATTTGGACTTATCGGATATGGGTTGTTTTTCTTTATCACCATCAGATTTGATAAGAATCGGAATAGCATCTGAAGGTCAGTTTGAAGGGGGTAGATTTAAGAGCTCAACGGACTTAGCTAGTTTACCACAAATAGTAAATTTTGTAAGAAGTGTTAATGTTAGTCCATTTTGGGGTAACAACGAAATATGTCAAATAGGTATTGCTCGTTCTGACTTTGATCTTAGGGACTTGGGTATTAATATAACACCACATGCGGTGTTTATGGGTTCAACTTTTTCTTCATCAAATACCGATTATATTAAAGATCAAGGAAGTGGAAATAAACCTTGTAAGGTCAAGCCAAAACTTGGTGATTTATGTGCTAGTCAAACATCACCAGGACGAATCCTATCCATAAGACAAACGGAAGGGGTAGATGAAAATGGGGATCCCGTTCTCGAACAATTCAATTTAGAAAATGGTGGTAGGGTAATCAATGAAGACGGATCTTGGCTTGTAGAAGTTCCAATGAATTTAAATTTTGTAACCACAAATGAATTCGGAGAACAAGTTCTTTCTAATGATCCAACCGTTGGTATTCCTACTGAGGGTAAATATAGATTCAAAATTGAATACGATACAAATCAAAAGTTTAGTGATGTTCTTCAGAGAGCTGACTTTTTGGTTCCGAATATCCGAGAATACGGTTGGGATTCGGGAGGTAGTCAAGATCCTGCTTTTGCTGACGAAAATACAAATCAAAATATATTATTCCAAAAGTCATATTCTTTCAGTTTGAATTGGGATGATTATCCAAATAAAGATATTGCAATCAATTGTCAGGATTACTTCTATAATATGGTGTATAACAAAGTATATACCGTAAGTAATCTGATTGATCAATACAAGTCGGCGAATGTAAAGGATAAGTTTACGGGTATTAAAAAGATATTAGATAGAACTTGTGAATCTGAAGTTTACAAATTTCCAACAAATGACGGTCACAAAGATTTTGATTTTCTTTTCTTTTTGTTACAAATATTATTGGGTATTTTATCTCCCATAATTTGGATTTTGATCTATATTGGTCACATATTATTTACCATTGTTGCTACAATTTGTTTTGTTATTTGTGCACTTAAAAGAGTTGCTGATTTAGTTAATGTTACAATTAATTGTCCTGGTTTTTGTACCGGTTGCGGAAGTGAAGAATGTTCATTTCAATCTCCAATTATAATATCCTTACCTATGTTAACCTATCCTGATTGTACGACTTGTGATTGTTCAACAGAGGAAGGGGCACCACAAGAACAACCACCTGGTGATATCGTCCCAAGTGAAAGCGAGTTAGATTCGGGTAATTCACTTTTAGTGAACACAAACGCCAGTTCATTCTATAACGACGATGCTAAATTTGTAACGGCATATACTGATTTTATTTCCAATCCATACTGTTATAGTTCTAGTCAATGGTATGATCCTCCTCAGGATTTTACATTTTATCTACATCAAAATTCACCACCACTATCTCAAGAAGATTTCAATAATGCGATAAAGACATGTATTGCGGGTGTCCCTGTTGGTGATATAAATGCTAGAGGGGGTCGAGCATTTAGATTAGAAAGGACACTTGAAGATGCAAGTGTAAGTTATGAAAATAATGATGGTGATTCATACGATGAACCTATCACGATTGAAGCAAATACGGTTATTTGGAGTAATACAATCACTCTATCACAAAAATTGAATTACTTCTCCAATAGAGAATTATATTTTGATGAAAACTGGAATGGTGTAAATAGAATTAAAATTGAAGTTAACAAGGAACAATACCCAAATAGTCAACCATATTATGATTATGTTGTTCCGATTCTTATTGAACCCACCGCCGATGTTACTCAAGGATCTTTATTAACTTTCCAAGATCCATCATTATCAAATGACCCCAACCTTAGTGGTAATACATTTGTGACAAATTATGGAAATGGTATTGCTAAAGTTATTAATTATGCGGATTATGACAATATAAATAATCAATCATCCACTGCAAATATATTCGTAAATATTCCCGAACAAACCTATGCTTTCCAATATCCGACTGATTCGGAATATTTCCAAGTTGTAAAAAAATATAAAGTTTCAGAATTAATTGACCTTCTTAACTCAGGTGAAAACACTTTGGATGGTAATTTTATTTCTGAATATCTTTTACATACACAAGAATTTATAATTAGATCGTATAAAAGTTATTCCGCTAGTGATGGACAAGGTGGTGGTAGATACGATGATATTATTGTAGATTTGAATAGTGAATACAATGCTCAATGTAACTGTGGTGAATTTTTCACTCTTCC